GTCGAGTTCGCGAAGCAGGTCCACGTACTTGCTCAAGAAAAGATGTCGAAGCTCCTGCCCTTCGTGAAGATGCAGGACTTCAACGGCGAAGACTTCGGTTACGACAGGTTCGGCCTGCTCGCCGACCAGGAGATCGTCGAACGGTTCCAGCCGATCCAGCTCCAGGACGCGTCGTGGGACAGGCGCTGGATGGCTCCTCGATTCTTTGCCGTCGCCGTCGGCGTGGATGGCAAGGACATCGAGAAGATGATGAGAAACCCGGGGCAAGAGCTGGCCGAGGGCTGTGTTAACGCCCTGATGCGCCGCAAGGACCGGATCATCCTCCAGGCTGCGACCGCGACGGTGAACACCGGCAAGTCAGCAGCGTCGACGACCCCCGTGACGTTCGCGAACGATGGCGGACTGACGATCGACGCGACTGGCGGCTTCGGCTTCGGCACGCTGCAGACGATCAAACAGAACTTCGTCGACAATGCGGTCGCGACCGAGACCGAGACCGACGTCGCGCTAACCGTCGACGGCAAGCGCCTCGCGGCCCTGCTCGGCGAGATCGAGCTGACCTCGTTCGACTACGCGACCGAGAAGCCGATCGCCGCCGGCACGATGGGGCAGGCGTACGGAATGAAGCTCATCCCGTTCGCCAGCGGCGTCCAGACCTACGACCCGATCCTCGCTGAGACATCGGGCGAGCGGACGCTCATCGCCCTCGCCGAGGACGGCATCGTCTTCGCGAAGGGAATCATCTCGATCCGCATCGAGAAGAGGATCGATATGTTCAACACGCCGACACAGATCATCGCTGAGATGGCGGTGGCGGCGATGCGGACGGAAGGCAGCCGCGTTCAGGCGATCACGGTCTCTGGCTAAACCCAGGGCCAACCTAAAGGAGAAGACAGATGACCGTACAGAACTACCTGAGCACAACCGCGAACCCGTTCACGCATCCGCAGACAGCGGAGCAGGTGACCGGGCAGCGCACGAAGAAGATCAGAACCCTTGTCAGCGTCGCCAACGGCGATGGCATCGGCTCGATCTACTTCCTGGGCATGGTGCCGGACGAGGCGGTGGTCAACAAGATCACGCTGGAAGGCGGCACGATCGCCGGGCTGACGGACTGCGACATCGGCTTGTTCGACAAGAACGGCAATGCCAAGGTCACCGGGACCGGGATGGCCGACTTCTACGCCGACGGGCTCAACCTGAGCGCCGCGCCGAGCGGGACCGGCGACTTCGGACAGGACCTCTGGAACGGCATGAGCAACCGCGCCGTGTCGACCGCCTGCGACCGCGTCTGGCAGAACGCCGGCGACGTCGAGGGTCCGTTCCCCGCGTCGGGCTCGACGATCAAGAGCAGCAAGTATCAGATCGGCTTGACTATCAATGCCGCTGCTTCTGCTGCTGGGACGCTGGTCGCCACCATCGAGTACCAGTGCGCTGAGTAGTCGGCGGCTACCGTGAGGTGACCGCATGGCGGCCGACAACAACACGACGGCAGTCATCAATCGGGCGTTACGCTTCATCGGCGAACGCCCGATTATTTCTGCCAGCTCGCCGCAGACGACCGCGGGCAAGGCGATGGTCGACAACTTCGACCAGTGCCGGCGAGAGGTCCTTCGCCGGGTGCCGTGGAACTTTGCGGAGTGCTGGGCCGCCTTGAGCTACTTCTCGGCTGCGCCGACCGGCTTCGACTACCAGGACCTTTATGCGCTGCCGGCGGACTACATTCGGATCATCGATCTGCCGGGGCTATCCCTGCAGACCGCGCTCGCGCCGCCCGAGTCGATCACGGATTACCGGCTGATCCAGTTCAACGGACAGCGCTGCATCGCACTCAGCAACAACGCCGCGAACACGCTGAACATGGCGTACGTCTGCGACACGACCAATCTCGCGCTATGGGACCCGCTGGCCTTAAAGGTCTTCGCGATGTGGCTCGCGATCGACGTCGCGAAGGGGATCACCGGACAGGACGCGCTGGTCGAGCAGCTGAACCAGATGCTGGCCGAAGACTTGAAGGATGCGGTCGGCGTCAATGGCAACGAACAGCGCAAGCGGCGACAGACCTTCTCGAAGGTGCAGACCGACCGCGAGTTAGCGTTCATGGGCTGGTCGTCCTACTTCACACCGGTCCAGGGCTTCTTACCGGAGCCGATGTAGTGAGCCGCAAGAATACGCTGCTTCTGAACTTCTCGGGCGGCGAGGTCTCCCCGCAGGCGTACGGGCGCGAAGACCTACCCGCGTATCAGCGAGGGTGGCAGCGCGTCCAGAACTACGAGATTCTTCCGCAGGGATCGTCGCGCTTCCGCAACGGGAACAGCCACGTCCATAACACGCGCGGTCTCGGAACCGGCCGGCTGAAGGAGTTCACCTTCAACGAGTCCGACACCTTCATGCTCGAGTTCACCGATAAGAAGCTCCGGTTTTATCGTGACTTCGGGACGGTCATGAACACGGCGACCGTGGCGATCACGGGCGTAAGCCTGGCGAATCCCTGCATCGTCACCGCGCCGGCGCACGGCTTCTCGAACGGGCAGGAGATCTACATCTCGGGCGTCGTCGGGACGGTCGAGCTGAACAACCAGTATTTCCTCGTGTCGAATGTGACGACCAACACGTTCGAGCTGAACAACATCTTCAACCAGCCGATCGACTCGACGACGTTCGTCGCCTACGTCTCGGGCGGCACGATCGAGACTCCCTACGAGATATCGACGCCGTACGCCGCGGCCGACCTTAGCGCTCTCCACTTCTCGCAGAGCGCCGACACGGTCTACATCACAAGCCAGAAGTACGCGCCATACAAGCTCACGCGATCCGCGCTCACGAGCTGGACGCTGAACTACTTCTCGCGGACCGCCGACCCGTTCAACCAGATAACGATCACGGCCGTGACCGAGGCGAACCCGGGCGTGTTCACGACCGGAACGACAGCTCACAACCTGAGCGTCGGCGACGAGGTGTACTTCGATGGCTTCGCCGGCGGCAGCTGGGCGAACCTCAACGGCAACCGCTACTACGTGAACACTGTGCCGAGCGGCACGACGTTCACGGTCAAGGACGAGACGACCGGAACGCCGCTCGACACGACGACATGGGGAACGCCGTCCGCCTTCGGGATCGAGATCGCGACGAAGATGTGCCCTGCGACGTCTGCCTTCCTGTCAAGTTCGCGGCTCATGTACGCGAACTGGCCGAACAACCCGGCAGGGCTGGCGGCAAGCGAGCTGCCCGACTCGACGACGGGCGCGACTCAGTTCGACAACTTCACCACCGGCTCGCAGTCGACTAATGCGTTCTTGTTCACCGTTGCGCCGGTCTTCAATCAGCAGGACGCGATTCAGTGGATAACCTCGAACAACAACGTCGTGGTCCTCGGCTGCGCGTCCTCGATGCGGATCATGACCGGCAGCGGCGGACCGCCTAACCCGATCACCCCGTCGAGCATCCAGGTCACCCCGATCAACAACGTCGGCGCGGCGGCGATCCAGCCGTACTCGAACGGGATGACGGTCTATTACGTGGATCAGACGACGTTCCGGGTCCAGTCCTTCGTCTTCGACATCCAGGTCTACAACTACGTGACGGTCAATCAGAACCTGCTCGCGAACCACCTGAGCACGTCGCCATTTTTGTGCGTGGCGCAGCAGCGCCGGGAGGCAAGCCTGCTCTGGGTGTGCCGCGAGGATGGCGTCCTCCTGGGGCTCACCTTCGACGAGATCGAGAGCGTGTACGGCTGGCACCGGCACTACAACGGCGGCAGCTCGCAGGTCGGCGGCACGACGTTCGATCGCGCGAAGATACTTTCCGTCGCGGTCGAGCCTCGGCTGAATAGCGACGCCGTCCTCTGGCTCATGGTCGAGCGGCAGCTCGCGAACGGCCAGACCTATCGGTCCGTCGAGTATTGGAACCAGTTCACGAAATGGTTCGACGCCAACGACTACTACAGCGGCAACGACAACGACGCGCAGCAAGCGGACCAAACCGCCTGGAAGAACGCCGTCTACGAGCAGCAGAAGAAGGACATCTACGTGGACTGTGCGACCACGTACGACGGGAGCGCCTTGTCTACGGCGTCGCTCACATTGTCAGCGACCACAGGCAACGGCATCACGATCACCGCCAGCTCGAACTTTTTCACGGCGGCGATGGTCGGGCAGCAGATATGGAAAGCCTACGACGAGAACGGCAACGGCGGCGGACGGGCACAGATCACCGGCTACACGAGCCCGACGCAGGTGACGGCGAATGTGCTCGTCGGCTTCGACTCGACGGCGGCGATCGCCTCCGGGTCGTGGTTCCTGGCGACGGGCACAGTTTACGGGCTCCTCAA